CCTTAATTAAAAAACTTATTGATAAATGGAATTCCTACAAAATACAGAAAGTAAAAAGAACAAGTAAACAAATTGATAAAACTTTGTTAAAAATTGTCTACAACACTTGCTTGTAGTATTGCTCCAACTTACGATACCATTGGTCAGTCCAGTAGTCGTAGTTCTCTATGTCGAATGACTGGTATTCGTTGGCCTGTGTGCATATGAACATGCGTCCACTCTTTATGTTCGTGCCGTACTGCTTGTTGTGTGCCTCTGAATATGCTACTAATTGGAGGTAGTAGTCATCCACCCATTCCTTCTTCTTGAGCCTACGTGACTGTTTGAAATCCATTATGGCAGGTTCTCCCTTGTAAACACCGACCAGGTCTGTCGTGCCCGCGTACAGTTCCTCGTAGTAAAGCGATACCTCTGATCCCCACACTTCCGATACATCTTTCAGGCCGTTGTCTATTATCACATTGGCCATGGTGTGTGCCTTCTGCTGTATGAGGTTCGATCCTGGTGTCCTATCTATGCCCTTGACGTGCTTCTCCAGGGAGTTGTGCATCACTGTTCCTATGTTGGCACTCTCCGTGGTGATCTGTTGTGCCTTCTCCGCACCGATCCTCCGGCGCCATGCGTGTAGGTGTGTCATGTCCTTGGTGGCACTCAGCACCGTGGTCACTGATGGCACCTGTCTTCCGTCTGGAGTCTCGTAGTGTCTCTTATGATTTTTAGTGACCCTTGCTAGTTCACCATATGGATATTTTTGATTGTAGGAGATGCCTTTGCTTTGTAAAACATCTTCAGGTATCTTCATAAGCATAATTATACTTTATAATGTCGTATATTACAACCAACAATATTACCAGCATTAATGCTGAACTGACCAATTACTGTAATGCCGCCTGTCCCATGTGTGCGAGATACTTTATAGATGGTGTATTGAACAAAGAACGGGTAAATTCAAATCATACTACCCTGGCATTTTTAAAAGATAAGATTGGCGACGACATAGTCTCCCAATTGAAACGATTTACATCTTGCGGTAATTTAGGTGACGGTGCTATGAACCCTGAATGTCTGGAGATCTATCAATGGTTACGTGCTGTTAATCCAAATATACATTTACATTTACATTCCAATGGTGGTGCACGAACACCAGAATTCTGGCGAGAGATGGCGAAGATAAAAGTTTCTGTGACATTTGCTATAGACGGACTAGAGGATACCAATCATCTGTACAGAAGGAATGTGCGATGGTCTAAGTTAATGGAGAACATTAAGGCATTCACAGATGCTGGCGGAGAGGCCACATGGGCCATGCTAATTTTTAAACACAATGAATCACAGATTGAACAATGTCGATCTTTATCTCGCACACTAGGATTTAGTTCATTTGGCATACAGCAATCTTCTAGATGGGCTGATTTTGATTACATAGGTAACTGGAGAGAGATGGAAAAAATTCCTGTGGATGGATATTTCTTAGAAAAATCATCCCAACTGCCTGCTCCTAGTACAGGATCTGGAGGCAATAGTTCAAAAGCTAATATTACTAAAAATGATTTTGCAACAAAAAAAATAAATTGTAAATCACATGATACGAAAAATAACCATGTTGAGATATACATTGCGGCGAACGGAGATGTGTCTCCCTGCTGTTGGTTAGGTGATTTAAATCAGCACGAATCAAAAAATATTATAAAAGATTATAACAAAGTTAATCTACATCATTCCACCTTAGAAGAAATATTAAACGGAGATTATTTTCAAGAGCTAGAAAAAGGTATTCGTGGTGCGGAAAATTCCTATAGATTACACACCTGTTATTTTACGTGTGGAGTGAAATAATTATTTTCTACGATTCATGGCCGCCTTGGCCATCTGTTTGACTTTGTCAGTGCTACCTTGGTCGTCGTAGTCCATGGCAGGTTCTTTCTCTGCTTCTTGGTCCGTCTTCACAACTATCTTCTCGTTGTCGAAGTCCGCCACGACGTTCTGCAGGTCACCGTCCGCGTCGTAGATCCTCTTGAACACATCGTAGTTGAATGCTGGGTATCCGGTGTTGCTCATGATCTGTTTGACGGCGTCCATGCTGATGTCCGAGGCCTGCTCCCGCTCGTCGGCGTCGCCCTTCATGTTCATCAGGATGTTGATAAGTGCTGACTCTAGGTCTGTGTCGCTTTTGTTGAATTCGAAAAATCTCACGGGGATTACTTCCCTGCTAGTTTGGAAAACAATCTGTTAGAGGCTTCAAACACTTCCTTGGATTCTCTCTGCTCTCTGCCTTCAGGTTCCGTTCCACCCGCTTCTGCATCAGAGGCGCCAAACTCATCTGTCTCGAGGTCATCTGTACCCAAGTCATCTAAGTCCGCGTCTGTGTTGTCCATGTCCATCGTGTCATCGGCGCCCATAGGGTCTGATGCTACTTCTTCTCCGGTCAAAATTCTTACACCGTTGTCCAGTTCTTGCCTGGTTGTCGTTAAAGTGGCTTCCGCCTGTTCAATCGCTGGTTGGATTTTTTGTAGAAATGCGTCTGCCTTCTCGGCACCCATCTCATCTCTGATTCTGTCTACTAGCTCTAGTGCACCTTCCGTCTTCATTGACGCTAGGTCTTCCAGGAACGATGTCACTTTGTCCATCATGTCCTTGGCCGCTAGTATTAATTCTGATTGTTCTTCTACGCCCTCTGTTACTTCTGTTTCTTTAGTAACAAGATTGCCTATAAGTTGTTTCTTCTCTTTGTCATCTAGTCCAGATGTCTTTTGTATTTTCTGAACCATTTTTCCTGTTTCGGGATCTGTGTTCATCCCACCGTACTCGCCGAGTTTTCTCTCGTTGATCGCTTGGTTGATGACGTCTAACATCATCTGGCTCTTCTGATAGCTGTTGTCCTTCAACTCCTGTCCGAAGTGTGTGTTCTGTGTGATCTCGTGTATCTTTGTCCTCACGTGATTCGCGTAATCTTGTAGTTCTTCTTCGTTGAATTTTGATAGGTCCATAGTCATGTTGAATCTGGATTCAAACTCTTTCAACAATGATTCTGTAGTTAGGGGTTTCGTGAATTCTAAGCTGTTCATACTGTTATTTATATTCTATGCTCCGAAGGTGTCATTAAAGATTTGCTGTATACTGCCCTTGCAATCGTCCGCTAGGCGGTTTGCAGTGTCCATACGATCCCAGTACACATCTTCCATCTGTTCGTCTTTGCCCTTCTGTGCTTCACGTATCATGCGTTTGGCATTCTGTATGTCAAACAGTTGTGACGAGAACTTGTTGTCCAGGTCCAGTAGATTGGTGGGCACTGACTTGTTGTCTGCCAGGTAGTGGGCAACCAGTATGGCAGTCTGTTTGAGGTTGATGTCCTCGTGTATCAACCTTGCCTCCATCATGTCCGCTATCACGTACACGTACCTGGTGCCTGTGTGTTTCTTGGGCACTATGGCTATGTTGCCGATCAGGATGCCTTTGCTGAACTGCTTGGGTAAATGTTGGAATGGTCTGCGTGCCTGTTCCCGTTGTGCCAGGTCCGCGAGCTTGCCCTTGAGCCCGTAGGCCTCTATCTGTCTTACCAGTTCTGATTTATTTTTTGACATTCTTCACAAACCTTATACGCCTATTTAAAGCATATTGCATACCGTCGTCAATTTTCTTCCTGACGAATATGGCCTTGTCACCCAGTACCTGGGCAACGTGTGCCTCTTCCGGACTCAGTGATCTGTCTGTGAATGATTCTATGTGTCGGTACTTCTCCACGAATGCCACTTGCTCTCTTGTTAGGAACACTTTGACGTGTGGTGCTATCTGTACGAACATTATATATTATGATTGGTAATCTAATTTGTTATTGGATGGGCATCTTGATCAGGAGAACCACCATGGTTGAAAGTAGTCCTGCTATCACTGTGCCTGCGGTCATTATAATTGTTGTCTTTGATGACTTCTGTCCTGACAGCATGTCCTCATTCATCCTCTTCAGTGATATCTCGATCGCTGAAAGCCTGTCGTGCAATCCCTTGTATCTCTCTGAACAAAGGTCCACGTGTGCTTCTAGGTTCTGTTTCTCTAATTCTGTTGTGTGTTGACCCATAAATCCTTTTAATTCTTTTTTGAGGTTCCGTACCTCCGTTATTAGAGCCTGTAGTTGAGCCTGTTCCATGCCTATGTGTGCCTTAAAAGTTTGTGTCTTAGTTTTTGGTCTTGTGCCTTAATGTACTGTTATTTATTATATTCACCCGCGAAAGAAAAGTACGTGTTTATGACCCCACCCGCCAGTGCACCTATCACCTTCTGTTCATCAGTGCCCTTCAGGTCCTGTGTGACGAACGTCTGTATGGGCATGTGGGCGGTGTTGGTACAATCCGTGATCACGGGCACGAGGTTGAAATCCTCAACCAGATTCTGTGTTGGATCACCGATGTCACCGTACACCCCCGTCTGCTCAGTGAAGAACTGGAAGTGCCATGTGTTGTGTTGGCCCTCGTAGTAGGAGCCAAAATTGTAGTTACCCAGGGTTGGCAGTTCTATTTTCTGTGGAGGTACCTCCCATGTCACGTTACCCCTCATCTGTAGGATCTGTATCATGGTGTCGAAGTTGCTGTTCTGGTCACGTGCCATGGCCAGGCTGTGCCGGTCGTCTATGACTTCACCAGTGTTGGTCTTGAATGGGAACTGCTGTCTCAGGTTGCCGTTGTCCGTTATGTCTACCAGCGTGTGGACTCTGAATTCGTACATGTTAATCCTGTTCTTCCACCCTGTTCCAGTACTGCCAGTCGGGCTCCAGGTAGTCGTCCAGCTGTTGCTGTCTGTCCGGGTTCTCCTTCAACCAGGCCTTCAGTTCCTTGACACCCTTGTCCTCCAGTTTCTTTATGTCGGGTTTGGTGTGTCGCAGTGCCTTCTCGTGTGGTATGTTGCCGAAGCACAACAGGCCGTTGTCCTTGGCGAATTTTATTATCCTGTCATTGAGACCATCATCACACTTGATCAGGTGTTGTGGTTTGACCTGTTCCATGATGTCATGGTACCTCAGTGTGCCCCTGCCGAAGTGTGGCCACTGTTCCATTATCTTGTCGTTGGCCCACCAGCCGTACCATGGCATGAAGTAGAACATGTCCTTGATCCCTGACCACCAACGCTCCTCTGGGTCACGTATCAGCGTGAACACCTCGCTCTGGTCCTCGCACCGGTCGAACGGTGGTTGCTGTAGGATTAATTCTGGGTTGTAGTCCCTCCACAACCATCTCTTGATGTTCCTGCCACCACACACGTCATGGTCCAGGTATCGCATCCTCTTCAGGTTCGTGAACCCCTTGGGCATGTGTTCGTCCTTGGGCATGGCGTATATGCGAGGCGTCTTGTCCCTCAGTTGTGAATCCGGACTTGTTACTATCTTTATTGCTTCTTGTAGGTGTGAGGGCATGTGATTATTTAATCGTTAAAAAAGGGCGAACAAATTAATGCCCGCCCTTTGGTAATTGTGTATCAGTCTAATTGGATTAGAATGATGCCGCCGTAGCCGCTACAACAGTCGCTGATGATAGGTTCACTGAACCTGCACCAACTGATGTTAACAGTCTTACTACAGTTTGTAGGTATGCCGCAAAAGCCTCAGAGTTAGAACCATCGTACGTGTCAGTTCCGAACTCACCTTCGAACACCATGTCAAATACTTGACCTGCGTTTGAACCATCACTTCTTAATGCTGTGATGATGATTGGAGTTGCCTCTTGCGTCATTGTCGCTATTGCCGCCTGTACCGCACCCAGTGGTCCCATCTCAGTAGATGAAAAGTCTGTACCGTTGACTACGAAGTCAACTGTGACAGCCGTGATCGTCTTACCTGAAAGGTGATCAGTGGTGTTTAGTTTAGTTGGGTTTACTTTAGTTGTCATTGTGTATTATCTCCTATGCTATACTATTAAACAGCGATTGTTAAAGTTTTAACAGTTACAGTCGCAGTTGAGAAGTCAGCAGTGTTTCTTGGAGTGGCACTTGCCGCTCTTCCTGCCGTGTCAACCGCTCTGATTGCATCTCTAAGACCATTCGCAGTGATGTGGCTAGCAGTGTCCAAACTGTCAGTTCTTACCATGTAAGTACATTCTGTGTTTGAGTTTCCTAACGGACCTTGGGCCAAGATGTTGATTCCTTGGTTCATGATAGCCGCTTGTACTAGTGCTAAACCAGCCGCAGTTGAATCCGCTTGTGGATCACCTGTCTCTGAGTTCATTGCGTTGATGAAGTCAACTGTGAAGTATGTTACATCTACACCTTCCATCTCTGCCGCAACAGGTAGAGCTGTAAAGTTATTTCTTGATATTGTCATTGTTTTATTCTCCTAATTGTTTGTGTGGATTACAGTTCTAAGTTCTCGATCTTAGCTGTTGTACCCGAATCGTTTAAGTCGATACCGTCAACCGTTCCAAGTGCTTTAAGTGCCGCTAGTAGTGTTCCTACTGAAGTACCGTCTGCGCCTGACTCAGTTAATGTGAAAGAACCACCCGATGATGCTGGTGCACCAACGAACATGTCTGTACCTTCAACGATGTATGTTTTAGAAGCATTCGTGTCGAACAATGGTCCAGCACCTACGATGTTACCGTACTGTCTTACTGTGTTCTCGATTGCGTTTGCTGTCTCATTTTTCAATAGGTGATTCGCTAATTCCTCACCTGCATCGATCGTAATGAACTCCAACTCTTTACCTAGTAAAGATCCTGTTGCCGCTACGAAAGTAGTGTTTGTTTCTGTTGCCATTTTAAATCCTCCTTTTTTCTGATTATAATGACTATGACCCCGCTCAGGGATCAAGTTGCAAGTATTTATAGGTTATTTTGGTAAATTATGCTGTAATATTACTTTTTAGCCCAGACCTCGTCACTTTTGGTCCTCTGCATGAATTTGTAGCCCAGTTCCTTCAATATAGACTCACATTGTACGACTATGTGGGATCTCTTGTCCCTCTTCATCTCTATGTTGACCACGGCGTTGTTCTTGCTCAATGTTTCCCTGGCACCGTCCAGCAGTGGTATCTCGAAACCGTCCACGTCTATCTTGATGAAGTCCACGTTGGTCAGTCCGAAGCTGTCCAGCGTCCTGCATTCTATGTCGCCGTCCTCGACTTTTAACACCGTTGAACTGAAGTCCTGCTGTGCGGTGTGTTCCCGATCTGACAGACCATAGGGCCACAGCGTCACGTTTGATTCCGTGATGTTCTTGTTGAAGCACTCCCTGAAGTTGGGGTTGGGTTCGAAACAGACCACGCTGTCGAATCTCCTGGCCAGGGGTCTGGTCCACTGTCCTATGTTGCTACCTATGTCCAGGCACACACGCCATTGCTTGATGTGTTTTAATGCGTTATCCCTCTGTGGTCTCTGTCCGTTGCCAGCATCTTCCAGGTAAGTGGGTTCGGTGTGTTGTCCGTACAAGACCCAGAAACTATTTTCTGTGGCCATTACAGTTCCTTGAACTTTCTCTGTATGTCAGTGTTGGGCAGTTTTGATTGCAGGAGCTGTTTCAATCTCGCCATCAGTCGCGACTTGGTCTTCGCGTCCAGTGTGGCGTAGTCGGCCACCGCTCTCCTCACGTTCTTGTAGTTCGCATCAGTGATGTTCAATGACCTCTCCAACTGCGTCAGGTTCTTGAAATGGTCCTCCCATGATCTCAGATATCTCCTCACGGCCATCACTGGCACGGGTTGCCTCTGTCTCATGGCCTGTGCTTGGTCCTTGTTCTTCAATTTCTTCGTGATCTCTGGATCACCTGCTACTATGGCCAACATGTTTGCTAGGTCGTTGTTGTTCATCCTTACACTGTCAAAGGTTCCCCTCACCAAGGTCTCGTCCGCGTATGACTTGGCGAACACTGCCGTCTCCTTTTGCTGGCTCATCGTGGCCAGTGCCAGGAAGCTGAGGTATATCCTCTCCGTGACCTCTGGGAACGTGTATCTCTGCAAGTCACTATGTCGTCTAATGACCTTGCCCTCAGATACATACTTTAAAAATGGTGTTAACATAAGGATATTTATAGGCTATATGCAACGAAATTTTATTCTCACAGATGTCATGAAGACCGGAAACCATCAGGAGTTGGAGGATTTTATATCAATGCACTCCATGGATGACCAGACATTTGACATGAATGGACAGTATTATACCATGCAGGATTACAATCTTGATTCCTATGACAGGAGGTTCGCTATCATAGACACACGTGCCGTTAATGATCGTTTGAATGAAAGTAAAGAATTCATGGACGAGCTTTACAGGAGAATAAATCTTCTCAAGAGCCAAGGATTCGTTTTCATTAAAGCAAACCCATGGGAATCAATAGAAAACATAAGGGAATATTCAATGCACCCCAAGATAGACGTGGAGCACATCAAGTGGACAGGAGGTACCAGTTGGTTTTGGCATCACATGTACAAATTACACAAGGATAATACTTTCAACTTTGATCACTCTAATAAAAAATACGACTTCCTATATCTAAACAAAGGGCATAGAGAACATAGGATAAGACTTTTCAACAAGTTATCAAATAAGGGTGTGTTAGAAAAAAGTCTGTATACAAATTGGCCTGCACGGAAACTGCCTCCGGAGTATGAACTGCCATGGGCACAGGATTATCCGTTGGTTGGGATGGACCAACAAATGTACGAGAAACCCTACAATGACACCGCCTGTAGTATTGTGTCAGAAACCAACGCCAACGATTATGAAGTGTTCATGACCGAGAAAATATGGAAGCCAATTATTGCACAACATTTTTTTATCGTGCATGGCAACTATCTATATCTGCAGAAGTTGAGAGAGATGGGATTCAAAACTTTCAACAACTACTTCGAAGAGGTTTATGATTTAGATAGAAATCCTGACGCAAGAATCGATACCATAGTTGACGTGTGTAATAGACTGCGTGATGCTCCGTGGCAAGATATGTATCTGCAAAGTCAAGCACTACGGAAGTACAATTACAATCACTTTTTCAATGCAGAAAAGTTGAGCAAGGAAATTAATAAAACTTTGAATCTATTTCTTGAATTTGCTGATAGCCGTCAAGTTTCTTCTTGAGAATCCCAATCTATCTACCAGTTTGACAGCATTGCCTGACTTGTCAACAGCGACGAACCCTTCCGGTTCTGTCACTTGTAGTCCGCCATCCGTCTGTTGGAATGAACCTATGGCCATAGCCTGATTCATCTTCTTGAGGACGAATCCCTTCATCTGTTGTACCGCCTTGTAGAAAGTCAACATGGCCTGTAATGGCTTCTTGGCCCGGTTCAGGAACACGGGCATCTGTTTCATCTTGTCCTGTCTTAGTTGTAAGGCCTTCTGTGCCTTCAGCCCTGACATCTGTTGTTGCATTCTGTCTGCGTAGAACTTCCGGAATCCTAACAGGAACTGATTGACGTTGCTGGGCAACTCACCCTGTTTGACCATTGCGTTGATGTACATCTGGAACATGGGCACGAAGTCCGTGTTCTGTCCCAACACACTTGATAGGTCTCTCGGCACACTGTTCAACAGTGTTTCTAATTTGTCAATGCTGTTGTAGAACTGTTGTGACTCATCTGCTGTGAACTTGGCACTGCCTGACACATCCTTGTAAGATGCGTTGTCAAAGAACACGTCTGGACTCTGTGCGAATGAGCTGACGTCTGCTCCGCCCTGTGCGTTCATTGTTGCCAACGAGTCTCCTGCGTATGTCGTGTGGAATATGATTCCCAACTTGGCCCTGTCTATCTGTTTGGCCAGTTCGCCATCTTCGGGAACTGCGTATGTTATCGTGTTGGGTGTGAAAGTCAGGTGAGGTTTACCGTCTATGTTCTTCCTTGTGATGCCCTCATCTGTGTACAGCAGGTCTCCCTGAACAACACCCTGTATGTTTAATTTTTTTAGATGCACGAGGCACTTCAACAGTTTCTGTCCCAGTTCCTCTGTGCCATGGTTGGTGGCTATGTCTTTTTTCGTGTAATTGATCTTTGGTGTTTTCGAGAACACCGACTTGGTGCCTACGAAGAACCGGCCGTTGTCTGGATTGGTTCCACACACCACGGCAGGTGCTCCGTCCCACTTGACTGACACACTCATGGCCTCCGAGCTTGTGCCTTTTAGTGTCAGCAGTAGTCCCCTGAAGTATTCCACCACGGCCTGTCCGCCCACATAGCCATCAGTGATTATGATGTCCTCTATGTGTTCCAGGTGAGTCCTCTTGAATTCTGTAAGGACGTCTTCTATCAACATGATTAATCCTCTCGGTATTCGCCGTCTTTGATTTTGAGTACGTTAGCCTTGATGTCCTGGTTCTCTTTGATACGAGCGACACCTCTCGAGAACTTACTTGCGTCCATGTTCTTGATCGCTGAATTGAATTTCTTCTCCAGTTTGAATGCAGTGTCCTGGTCGAAGTTCTCCCTGATGTAGGTGATCAGTCTTATTGTTGACTCCAGTATGTGTGAGGCCCTGCTCTCCACCACCTCTTCCTTGTCCCTGTGTAGGGGCATTGAGCTCAATTCTTCTAATAAACTTTTAGTATTTTTTTGCATTATAGGTATTTACTCCTTATTGTAGCACAATTCTAGCACAAGTCTACTCATTTTACTTTCCTGTAGATGAAATACTTACGTTGATTGCTGTCATCACGTATGTCCAGCACTTTTAGGTTGAATATCTTTGATAATTCTATTATAAATGGCACGTTCCATGCGAAGAACTCAATCCACTTGGCCTCAGGTTTGTTGTGTTGCACACCTGGGTTGACCCTGAAGAACATGGTGCCTCCGTCCGCTAACAGGTCCACACATCTGCCTATCTCTGCGAGTATCTTGTCCCTGCTACCAAAGTTGATGGAGCCCAAACACATGATCACATCGAACTTCTGATCAGTCCTATATTCCAGTGTGCCAACTTCGTGATCTGCTTTGTTGTTGTAAGGATCTATCCCTGTTAGGTTGTCTATCTTGCCTCGGAATTCATTGTATCCACACCCAACATCAAGTACAGCACGTGGTTTCAGGCTGTTGACTTCATCTATCAGTGCCAGTCCAGAGTACTTCCATTTCTTTATGTCATTTTCCCAGTACTTGGAGAAGTATTTGTGTAGACAGGCAACATCTATCGCCTCCGCATACTGCTCTAGCGTGTCGCAACGATTCACTTTGACACCGAATGTTTCCAGTATGTAGGGTTGTGTTATCTTGTCAAGATCGTTCTGGCTGTGTCCCAGCAGTTGTGCGAATATCTTTTTGTTCATACCTTAATAATATATTAAAAGTTTGATGAAGTCTATATCTTTTTCTTGATTGGTTTTGACAGAATCTCTCTTGTCCTGTCTGTCATGACACCTGTGATTACCAACATGGGCCTTGGCCTGTTGCTGGAGTTGGCTGTTGAGTGTGGTAGGTTCTGCCAGTCAAACTTGTGTATGTCACCTGTCCGCCATCTGTCAAACTGTTCGTTACCATACATTATGAATTGTCCCGGTTCCCAATCTTGTAGCATCACCATGATACGGACAACATTGTCTGGGTCAGCATCTAGGTCATACAGCTTGTCTATGTGCATGTTCAGTACCTCTCCCGTGAACTGTATGTGCAGTTTGGATTTTGTTGTGGTCAACGCAAAGAAGTCTGTCATCCTTTGTAGTGTTGGACATTTAGTGAAGTCTGCCAGTCCTCTGTATATGGTCATCTTGGGATCTGCGCCTGCTGTCTTAAGATCATTCTCTTCTGCTTCCACATTGACATTGACATTTTCCCTGCCTGTTCCTTCCCTACGGTTGGCCCAGTTGAGAGGTTTGCCATCTTCTATCACTGCCTGTAGTTCTGTCTGCCATCCACCCGTGAACTTGCCCAGGTGTTCCACACAGCTTGTGTCCTGGTGCCACTTGTTGAAGTGATAGTTGCTTCTTGTTTTTGCTTCTTCCCAATTACTTGTAGACATATACCTGTATTCCCTTGTGTTCGTAATTATGTAGTCGTCCTTTGTTGTTGGGAAAACTTATTTCTAACAGCCTGCAAAGGTCCACGTTGTCCTTTGGCTTTGTGATTCTGTCCTTGTTGTCTTTGATGAACTGCATCGTGTCCTGGTTCTCTGCCTGTATATGTTCCCACATCTTGTCCAAGTTCTCGAAGTGTTGGTAGTTGGGGTACGTGATGCGGAACTCTCCACACAGTTTCCACCATTCCAAACACTCGTGGTCGTTCCTGTACACCATCACCATGGGATGGCCTTTGGACTTGAGCTGGTCCAGTTGATGTGCGAACGTGTGTGCCTTCACTATCCTCTTGCCCTTGCCAGAGAATGGTTTGTCCCATTCGTCCACGTCAAACTCCATGCCCGGATCCCAGTAGGCTCCAATATGCATTAGGTGACTGCGTCCAGGGGTATCAGCATCGTGGCGATATGTTCTAGCCTCTGAGTAATCGGTGTGATCTATGTCATCACTCCAGTAGATGTTCTTGACAACACTACTCCATTTCGATCCTGGTGCCCCTGTAAACAGTATGTACATTATTTGGTCAGCTCTTCTTTGTACACAGCATTGTAACCTAACTGATTCTTTCCAAAGTCAGTGAGTGTTTTCAA